GGTGCGAAATCTATCGTATTATCAACATCATCTCCGTGAAAGTACATATCTTCTATTGATATTTCCGAACCCACCATATCTGGTGTGAATCCAACATCATTACCTTTTAATTCTAAATTTAAAAATGTAGAATCACCATCACCCACACCACCATTTGGCGTCAAACCATCCAATCCTTTTCCTAATGATACAAAATCAAATCCCTCACTCAATCTTAATGGGTTGGATGTGACATAGGTATTGTCTGATTGTAAATTTTCAAAATCACCTAAATATTTTTCGTTTTTAATTCTTAATGGAGCTATTCTAATTTCTGTTCTATCACCTGATATTTGGTGAATGAAGAATTTATTATCTATTAATTCTAACTTGCGATTAGTTCCATCACTAGCTATTATCTTACCAAAGGCATCAAACTCAAATGGCCCATCATAAATGTTTGACTCTTCATCAATCAATAACTTAGATTCTGAACCAGCTAGCTCTCTAAAAAAATTATATTCAACTTTATACTCACCGCTTTGATAACCTAAAGACCTCAAGTCACCACCTGGTTTCAATTCTACATTTCCATTATCAACGCTAAAATTTTCATTAGTTATTTTATGTGATTGTATAAAATTATCATCCAAATCATAAATGTTAAGTTCTATAAAATCACGTGGGTCATCTCCAAAGGATGGTTTGTTATAGGAATCAAATTGTCCTATCACACGTGATTCACCCTGCTTTATTAAGTCTAAATCTTTTTTACTAAATCTGGTTCTGTTTTCTAAAGGCATCAGTATCCTCTCCCACCCTCTGCTCTACTAGGCATACCACCATCATCTTTATCTGCATATCTGCTTTCAGCCGTATCAAATTGTAGTTCTATATCCTCAGGCGTTGTTGCATCATCGGAGTTTTGTGTACCAGAGGTTGTACCTCCGCTCTGTTGTTCGCCAGTCTGATTAGTCTCTGGTAAGTCTGAAAAATAGAAAGGTACGTTAGCACCATTTGGTATGTTGTTTAAATCACTCAATCTAATTCTGTATATAGGAATATCATCTACAACAACTCCGCCTGTGTAAAGTATATCTTCATATGATTTGAATATTTCTATTGTTAAAAAATTTCTTTTTTTATTTCCATCTAAAAGATATCTTTGTGTTAAATCTTTATCTGAAACTATCATACCGTTTTGAAGTTGGATTGTTTGTACACCTTCATCAGGTAAAGGGTCAAGTGTAGCTACTCCTAACTCTGTAGAAGTAACGGACAACGAATTAATATTTCTGTTAATTATTCTATCCAATGTTAAATCATTTCTATATTTTACTGTTTCTGATTCGTGGTCTGGTGGTGATTGTCGATTTGTCGGGCCTATCACCAATGTTTCTGTAGGTGAATTTCTTACCTGTCCTATCATTGTTTCATCCTCTTCTTCTTCAAATGAAACAAAAGTTCCAGCGGAATTTCTTATCGGTTGTGATAAAGAACGAGATACTACACTTTCTCCATAAAGAGTGCTTATTTTTTCATAATAATTTCTTTTGTCTTGTTGTCTTAATTTTTGAAAAAAATCATAAGACTGTAGTTCTTCGTTTGTATATGGCATTTATTATCTACTCACTTTAAATATAAAATCATTGTCGATAAATTGGTCTGTGCGGGTAGCTCCACTTCCACTAACAACTCTATATAAAACTCTATAGTGTCTTTCAGGTTGAAATGCATTCATATCCAATCTGAAAAAATTGCCATTACCATCACAACTCAAATGGGAGCCTGTACCGAATCCAATAATTGTATCTTCGGAAAACGCATCTCTTATAGAGTATTGACTACCAGTTGGTAAAAATTTTACTGATAAATTTTGTGAGCCTGTAGAAAAAGTTTTGGCTGGAAATCTTTCTCTACCGACGACTCTTAATTTTACTATACTATTTTCTTTATATTCATCTCTGAGGTTTTTCATATAAATTGTAACATTATCTACATCGTCAGCTGATAAAGAACTTAAAGAACCTGTGTCAAATGACGAATCATCCCATTCTACTTCTAACTTCGGTGGAAAAATAGTATGGGTATCACGTGAGAAAAATTTAAATTGTCCAAATCTATCTGTGTTACCCTCTTCAACATTTGTATCGGAGTTACCAATACTACCGCTTCTTTTGACAATGAATCCATTGTTGTGTAATACGACTCCATCGTGAGAACCTGATAACCAATGTTTAACTATATCTGTAACATCCATTCTCATATCTGATGTTTCGTGGTCAAAAGATTGTGATGCCTCATAAGTGCTACCACTAACCCATCTACCTCCAGCGCTGTTACTACCACTAACCCATTGTGTGCCTGTGGTTTCTCCATCTCTATATCTCCAACTACAACCCTCTGTTGTCTCTGGACTATCACTTATTTTACCCTCTCCTTGCACCCAACTTTGACTGATAGGATATGCGTATAAAGATTGGCTTGTAATTAATTCTGTTGATGCCGCATCAAATAAATTTAAAAAATAATTAGCGTCTGCTGGAATTGTTCCATTAACTACTGAAGAAGATATATTTGCTATATCAAATTGTATAACAGCTCTACTTACATTTATGGTTTGACCAGAGTCATCCATATCTTTTCTAATTTCTAATATTTCATCTAAACCTGTATTAACACTTTGTGTAGCCTGACCCTCATATAAAGTTGCGTCTTTTTGTGCAAATTCAAAAAAGTGCATTTTAGTCTCCTTTAGTAAGTTGTAGTACCAATATTATTTCCAACTGCTCTACCCTCTATATCCACATTTGGAAATTTAACTTCAAATATTGATGGGTCTAATGATGGGTATATAATACCATCTATTGTCGCGTCATTTATATCATATAAGTTACCTGAATAACCGCCTGATTTTTGAAATTTATTCTCTATAAGAATTGGTAAATTATTTGGATTGTTATCCTGTGGTGGAACTAATGAACCAACACCATCAATCAAAGATAACTTATAAGCTAAGTCGGTAAGAATAATTGGTTGATTGATTTGCCACCTATCTATGTCAAAAAACCTTTTAACTTCTTCAACACATCTTAGAACAACGTCATTTTTGTTAAAACCAACTTTTGTAATTACAGAAAATTTCACACCAATATTAATTATGTAAGGTGTTTTAATGTTTACAGCGTCGGTTAGTGACCTAAATGAACTAAGATAAGTTTTAATATTTTCTTTAACGGCTCTATTAACATCCACTAAATTATTGTTTTGGTCATTACCTAAAACATATAAGTTTAAAGCTAAAGGATTTGGAATTCTTTCGGATATAGCTTGTACGGTTTTACCAATATCATCTTCAGTTATAAATGCATCGGCTTCACGTGCCTGTGGTGATTCATTTAGTTGGTCATCTTGTACAATATAAGCTTTAGCTACATTTCCATATCTTGGAGGTAGGGCGTAAACTCTACCTATATAATCTTGTTTAGTTACAGCTCTATTTTGAGCCTGAAAAAATGCTTTAGTGTTTTCTCTTATTTCCTCAACAGTCTCTGCTCCCATACCACCTTTAGTTGGGTTGGGGTTGTTTACTCCGACTGATTCTTTAGCAGTTTGCACCTGAGTGCTATCCAGATTAGAATCCTCAATAGCAAAAGTTATTGAGTTAATTTGTGTGATACTATCTTGTGAGGAATTATCTTGTATACCACCACCGAAAGAATACCTTACAGTCAAAGTTGTATTTGAGGGTGCTAATCCATAGGCACGAGTTTTTAAAAAATTTGAAGGGTCAAATGAGGTTTCTAAATTAGAAGTACCGCCAGGTAGAGACGAACCAATATTATCTGGATTTGGTATAATCTCCTCATCTGGATTATCTGATACTCCTGCTCCAAATCTTAACTCAGTAAAACTATCAGGTCGATAATAGGTTGTATATCTACGAGGAGTTTTAATAACTTTTAATAAGTAAGGTGCGTCATCTTTAAATTGACCTAAATTACCATCAGTATTTATACTATTTTCTACATCTTCGAAAACAGTTTCTTGTGCTAGGGAGTCAACTTTTGACCAATTGTTTCCATCACTATCTTTTATACTAATTATTTCAATCACACCTTTATTAGCTAACTTAACTCTATCAAATTTTTGTGCATCGGTAAAGGAAAATTGTTCTTCGGTAATATTACCACTTTCAATTTTTCCAGTTTTCTTTAAAAGATATTTTGTCGGTAAGTTTGTAGCATCATCTTTTTCGAATATATCGATTGTCATAGGACTATATGAACTGCTAAATTTAAAATTTACATCTTCCATAGTTCTAAATATTGTGCCGGTTGAAACTGATGAGACTAAAGAATTTTCTTTGATTGTCAGAGCAAATCTCATATCTGGTTGTACATCACCCTCTCCACCGATTGCTGGAACTAATTGAAAGAAGTCTAAGTCACCATTGGATGGTGAACTAAGACGTGGTTTATAACCAAAAGTTTGCGCTAAAGCAAATAATGTTTTTCTCTCTTCAGCATATGCTAGTAGTGATTCCTTAAATTGGTTGTCAATATAATATGATAATACATCTCCGACATAAGCAGCCATTTCTATGAACATCATACCTGGCGATGCTTCATTAAAATCATTATAATTATTTGGAAAATATGTTTTAGCAAACTCAATCAAAGAACCTCTGAAAGCAGAAAAGTCTTTGTTCAAATATCTAACATCTTTTTTTACATCAGTTTTAGTTGCCGTGTACGACATATTTGTCTCCTATTAATACCCACCACCGCTTGTGGCACCACCACCACCGACAGTTGTTGATGTTTCCCCAAAACCAATTGTAACTTCCTCAGATTCTTGGGGATTGTATTTCAAACTTATAGTTAATGTGACATATAATAAATTTGGATTATTATTGTCTTGAAAAATTTTTACATCATCTAAATTTACATAAGGTAACCACGTGTTAAAATCCTCTGCTATTTCAGTCTTTACTCTTTCCGTAAACTCTTCAACATCATCATATTGTTCAAATAATAAATTGTGTAAGTTAGAGCCAAAATTTGGTTGACCAACTCTTTCACCTTTCATAGTCTTTAGCAAATTAGCTGCGCTGTACTTTGCCTGCTCTAAATAAGTTTGTGTAGATGAAAAGAAAGTAATATTGTTAGACGGTTTTAAAGGTAACTGTAATCCAATATAGGTATTAGGGTCTAAGTCTTTGGCTAATGAACTCATTTTTTATTCATCGCTTTCATTAGTCCACTATAATCGCGTGTCATAGCCTGTACCACATTATCTGGTACTGAATCTGGATCTACACCCTTACTTTTAATAGTTTCAACTGCGTTCATATTTCTTGCTACCTCATTTGATGCAACCTCTTTACCCATACTTCTAGCCACCAATTCATTCATTCTACCTGTGTCGTAAGTACCACCACCCATCGTTGGGTATGGTGCGTTTTCACCTTGCGGAACACCACCCTTTGTTTCATTTAATATTTTATTCAAAACTGGATCTTTTGCTAATTGCACTTCTTTTTTTGGTGGTTCTTCTTTTTGAATTGTAAC